AGTCCAATAACCTTGAATGTGCATAAAGTTTCAAATGATCTATTGAATAATTTGCTGCTTCAGCTGCTGGAATGCTTGTCATTGAAAGCACTGCCAATAAGGCATAGACCTTGCCCATTAGATCGAATCGCCCTCGCGCGCTCACCGCCTCAGCGGCGCGCTTCAAGCGTTTAGATCGTAGCGCACGTGTCAAGCAAGTGAATAACTTACGCATGGCGTTGGGCGTGTCCCACAAGGTTTTTGCACCTGTGGAAAACTTCTGTGGATAACTTTCAACGTGTGATAATCTCAATTGAATCCCAACCTTCCCGCTTGATGTCATTCATTGCCAAATGAAATCGACGGTGCTGATCAATAACAACACTGTTTTTGACTGGGAATTCCCTGTTTTCTTGGGCTTGCAGTAATAATTCCCGACGTGTATCAAATACCACCAAACGGGTTTCCAATTGCAGTCGGTCAGCTAAAGCCAGCCATAACAACCTATGTGTTTTCAAAACATGTGTTGCGTCGGCAATTAGGTCATAACCTTCTTCGACTTTCATAATCGCCTTCGTTCGCATGTGGCGGGTGTAGGCGTTCACGTCCATGTCTTTATTCGCCCTGATTGCGTCAATGTTGTAAATGTATTCATTGCCCGTTTTGTTGTTTCTGACCCAGGTTGATTTGCCTGCCCCTGGCGCACCCATAAGGACAGTGATCATTGGTGACCCCAACCTTTGCCCTTGAATTGAATTCCAAAAGTTGAGTACCTGCGACTCATGTCTTGCCCGCAGCAGATTGGTTGCCGTTCTTCGTGGATTGATCGATCCACCTCAACACGGATTTTGCACACCGTGCATTCAAACTCATAGATTGGCATTTGAATTCCTTATCTGTGCAACCCCCATGATTTCGCACTTGGTGCATTGGATCACTTCCACACCGTCGGGCAGGTTGTCGGTTATTTTGTGAATTAACTGAACCGTGATTTTCTTGCATTTCCTGCATTCAAATTGAACTTTGTCCATAGTTGCTTCTCCGTAAATTCTCGATCGGCTGAAGGTTGATTTGGGTGACCCACCAATTCGGTTGCTTGGAATGGCGGTATTTGGCACGCTGAGCAATAGCAATTGGAATCCACCCAGCAATGAAATAGTGCGGTGCTTGACCAGTGACTAAAACGGCAATGTCGTTGGGTCGATCGTATTCGTGAACGATCAATTGACCGGCAACGTACTTAGTCCAACGCACTTCGATTTGACTGCCAACGTCAGCTGCTTCTTTGTGCTTTGAAATAAACGGGTCATAATCTGCGCCCAAGTATTTTGCCACGATCCATTCAGCCCCCAGGGCTTCGGCGTATTGTGCAATTAACTCATGCAGATTTTTGTCTTTTGTGTACGTCGAATCCATGCCAGGGTGCAGAAACGTGTCGGTTTTGTAGTGACTGACGGCTGCTTCATGACATGTAATTTGTTCGCCACGGGTCAATTGCATTTTCACCGACAGTCACCGCATAACCAAATAAGTTTTTCGCCTGCTTGTCCTTTTGTATAGCCAAACGGATCAAGTTTCAACAACCTGTCGCAACCGTCGCATTGTTCGATTTTGTATTCAGCGATAACTTCACCATTTTGCAACAGTTTTGCGGTCATACTTTGCGGATAAAGTATTTCGACGGTGTCGCTCATACCTGGGGTTTCCATTTTCCGTCACTAGCCAAAACGTACCAACGCGGTGTGCATTGAGTTGCTTTTGTGCGCTCGGTGCAGAAATACCCGCCCCAATTCTTTGGTGCGCCTTCATGTGCCTGTTTCCACACCATGTGACCGTGACTGCATTGCGGTGCTTCTTCGACCAATTGCCCGCCCAATTGCTTGGCAATTTCGTCCATTGATGATCCCAATGACGGAATTCCTGATTGTTCGGCTTCAGCTGCCGTTTTGTAACTAGGCACGTCACCGAATTTGGTCGTCCAGTAGTCATAGTCTTTTTCAGCATTGGCGACTTTTGCGGTAGTCCGTTCGACCTGTTCCATAGTTTCCTTCGTGCTTCGTTCAGCACCGCCCATGACCAATTGCTGCACGCGCATGATCGCACTTGTTACTGTGTCCTCAACGAACCAGCGTTTCATGTTGGGTTGGTATGCCCCAACGTAGCCGTGAGCATAATCAATACCTGCTGGTAATTCCACAACGTCTGCGCTAACTACGCAGTCACTTCCATGCGGTTGACCTCTAAACGCTTTGGCTTCAACAAGGACATAACCCTTTTCGGCACTGAATTCGACAATGCGAGTTTCAATGCGACCGTTTGGGTATGTTGCCAACCAGCGTTCCAAGCGTTCACGGCTTGCTTCGTAGTTATCTAGAAACCCCATTTATTTGACCGCCTTATTTGCTATGTGGCGAACCATTGCTTTACGACGCGCTAAACCTTCACGCTTGCCTTCTTTGAAGCCTTTTGCATAACCCGCAGCGGCTGAAATGACCATAAGAATGATCGCCAACACCAAACGCCCCAATGTCTCAGGGTCTAATAGATCAAGCACCATTTTTGAATTCTCCCGATTCTAGGCAGTAACGACTACCACCTGCACTCAGGGTGACGCATGATTGGCGCGCGGTCAAGAACCTTGCGTGTTTGTCGGCGTGTCTTGAGGCTTTGGCTTTGATTTCAGTCCATTGCCAGCAAGTACGCCACCTAGTGAACCAGTTAAGAAAATTGCTAGGGTTTTCAATAGATCAATGAATGCTGCGTCGTTGGGTGCTTGCGCCCCGATTGGCTGAGTCACAAAAATCAATGCGTAGGTAATTCCTAAAGTTACGATCAAAAAAACCGCAGCAAGGGTTGACCCAATTATCAGGATCAGCTGCGCGTGGACATCTTCAGGGGTTCGTCGTCGGTAAGGTTTCTGTAAATTCTTCTCCAATGATGTCTGAAGTGCAAGTTCCAGTAACGACGCATTGCGGTTTTTTGCATTCGGGTTTTTCCCAGTTGACAAATTCCTGGCACTCATAACGAATCCAACCCTGATAACCGCAAGCGGTGAGACTTAGTGAAATGCCCAACGCTAAGCCCACCGCCGCAAGTTTTCGGGTTATTTCCCCGTTAACCCGAAACTCTTATCCTGCGGGTTCAACCAACGCAAGATTACTGGGGCAACCGCTGCAACGCCTGCCATTGCTAGGGTTTTTGGATCTGTCACACCCGCCATGTATAACGCAAGGGCTGCCGCCATGAATGAGCGACCCCAAGAGGCTGCTAGGGCTTTGGCTTGTTCCATTTTTTCTCCTTTGTTGGCTTTGCTGCTGCTTTTGGTATTTCTACTTTCGGAAATTCGCCCTTGTATGGCACAAATTTTGGAATGCCAAAACCGACGATCTCTTTACCTTCACCATACGAACGAACCTTCACCATTACCATGCCGCCATTGCGCTGGTCGCCTGTCCCGCTAGTGTTGCCCTCGATCGTCAAACATGTTTTGGTGTCAATAAGTCCCACAACAATACCAATGTGTGAAATGCGGTCAACGCCGTCATGTGGAAAATCCATGAATGCCAAATACCCTAGTTGTGGCATACCTGACCAGCGTTGCATTTCTTTGAATCGGTGTGCGCCTTGCGCAGTTGAAACGACTGAATGAAGTTTGACACCTGCCTGGGCTGCGCACCAATTAACAAATGAACCGCACCACGGCAAGCCGTCTGCCTTTGTAAATTTGCCGTACTTTGTCAGGTTGTCGCCTTCTTCAACCGTGCCGACTTCAGCTGCTGCGACTTCGATCAAACGTGCATTTGTGCCGTCAGGATAAGTCATGAAAGTAGCAATTTCGCTTCGTCGTTAGTGATCCCAAGTTTGGCAAGCAATGCAACCTTTTCAGCAGCCTTAATTGCTTCGGTTTCAGCTGCATTTTCTGCAAGGGCTTTGTCCGCTTCAAATTGGGCAAATTCAGCGTCCGTCATTTCACGGTCAATAACTTCATCCGTGGCTAAATCATGAATTCGAATAATTGGTTTTGTCATTATTTCACCCCGTAAAGTAGAACCGAACCGCTAAGTGTTCCAGCACCTGAAATTGTGCTGATTGTAATGCTTGAGATTGCAGCTGAATTGAAGAATCCGCCTGTGATTGTCAAATTTGCATAGGATGGTGTTGCATTCATTGCATAGGTAGTTAATAGATCGACCTGCTTGCACAATGCGGTTGCGGTGTTGGCGTAATCATATACATTGACGATTGAGTTATAAGTTGCAGTCGTGACTGGTGCTGCACCATTATCAAAACCAAAATAACTGCTTAAAGCTGGGTTGTTGTTGAATCCGTAAGAATAAGAATTTGATGTAACCCCATTAAAACGCAAAAAGAAATTTGAAGTTGTACCGTGTGCAGCATTTCTAAAAACCATTTGCAAATTTGTATAAGTGCTTGGAATGGAAGAAATAGTCGTGCTAGTGCTGCCCAATGTCGTCGTGCTGATCAATGTCATTCCGCCGCTAGTTGGTGTCGTCCAGGCTGGCAAACCGCTTGAAACGGTCAATACTTGACCTGTTGATCCAATACCTAAACGCGCAGGGGTTGAACCGCTTGATGAATAAATTGTGTCGCCCGTTGTCGTCATTGGGTTTGTCATTCCAGCAGCGTCGGCTGACCAAACAAAATC